AAGGTGTCGGCAAGTTTCACGGCTTCATTCACGCCGCCGGGGAACTTCTGAATCAGCCGTTGCTGGCCGAAAAATAACTGCTTTACTTCTTTGTCGAGGCCTTGCGCTTTCGCCGCGTCGAAGAGGTTCTTCCATTTGGGCGGGACTTTGCGCCCGTCGCCGATGTCGATCGGGGCGTTGAGGTCGGCTTTCTGTTCTCCGTCTGCTGCATCATCAGTGACGGTGCCATTATCCGATTGAGAACCATCGACGTCAGATACTCCGTCGTTAGTTCCTCCATCGTCTGAAGTTGGCGCTCCATCGCCGCTCGCTCCATCACCCGTGGCAGAGCCAGAGCCATCTCCGCCTGCCGTTCCGCCAGCGTCACCGATTGCAGGTGCGCCAGCGGCAAAGAACATCGTCGCACCAAATAAGAAATAGCGTAAGAGATGTTGAATCCAAGTATTCATAGGGAGAATAGCCTCTCAAGGTCTGCAATTTGATCTTTGTCGCGCACGGATAAAACTGGCATGTGCAGTTTCTCTTCCAGGATGAGCTGTGCGCATCGGCGAAGGCGCGGCATATCCTGTTCTGTCGCGTCGTCAGTAAAAATGTAGTGAAGCAGCGGCGTAGGCTCGTTGCCCATCGAGCCGTACATCATCGCTCCCACCGAGGTCCAGTCTGGGACGAGACCAGTCGTCCGAATATATTCTTCGCGAGTAAGTCTTACTTCCTTCATGCGGGCGGCGGCGCTCCTGCTCCGGGCTTCGGCGGAACGTGTCCGGGCGGCGGAGCCATCGGCGGCGGTCCACCGAGCGGCGGCGGGATAATCAAACCCTTCATCTTTGCCGCCTGCACGTGCGCCAGCATGTGAAGTTTCCCGTCATCCCAGACGAGCGGTTTCTGGGATTTGATCTTCTGCCCGTCCGGTGAATTCAAGATGCGGAACATTTCGAGCGCGTGAACTACGTGATCGTCGGTATCAACGTCAATCTGCACGGACGAGCGCATGATCGGTTTTTCTTCTGGTAAGGGTGGAAGTTGGCCTTGATGCCCGAGCGCAGCGGCCGCCTGTGTTGCCATTTGCTGCTTTTGCTGGTCGCGTTGCTGGGTAGCTTGCTCGTCTGGGATGGGGCCTGAGTCCTGCTGCATCTGTGCCCACTCTTGCAGCTGCAAATCTCGCGAATCCGCCCCTTGTATAACGAAATCTTTAAGCCCGATCGCATTCTTAAAGGCCACCAGATTGTCGGGCAAGTTCATGCTCTGGGCGAGGACGGGATCTGTCGCCGCCGCGCCTTTGAGCATTTTCCATGTGTTAGAAGTTTCGGTCCACGACTCTGGGAAATTCTGATCGGTAACCGGCGCGGAAAGAAATCCACCGCCGCGGAGAATTCTGAGGTCGATGCTGACGGTCTGATCATCCCCTTTATCGCTGGATACGGTTGCCTTAATTGATTCCCCGTCTCGTTTTCTCGCGCATAGTGCCGCTTGCGCCCTGATCTGCCCTGCGAATGCAAGATACGGAACCCAGACGATGGACATCAAGCCGAGAGAAGCGTCCCGCATCTGGGCATATCCCTTGGCGGTCGTTTGATCTTTGTCCGAGTCGCCAAATAGGGCAGTAGAGTTACCGGTTACGAATTGCGAGAGTGGCCCCTGGAGATTTTCCAGCCATTCAGAAAACCCACCGGGCATGCTGACGGTGGGCTCTGGGAAAAAACTATTCTCAAGCGGTTGCCCCGGACTTGGATTCTCGAACCCGCTATATTCGCCGTAACGCGAGAATTGTTCGAGGATGGCCTGTAGTTCTTCCGGTCCGGCGTCGATGTGAATGCGGGGGATGCACTTGTGCAGCATTTCCGAGTACATGCCGACCGCATCGTTAAATTCCATCTGGATAGGAATGAGCGCATCACTCAAAGATGGCCGCGAGTTTCCATTTCCCGGCATGGCGTGGCAGACCCGCACCTCTTTGTTCATCGCAACCGCTTCGGCTCCGCAATACACCGAACCAAACCATTTCGTGCGGCAGCCCTGCGGAAAGATTCCCTTGGTCTGAGTTACCGTTCCATCTTCATTCTTCGTCTGACCGCCAATCCAGAAGGCTTGCTTCGCTTTATCTAAATCCCGAAACGCTGATCGCCTTAACCACACCGTATCTTCCGTGACCATGTGAGCCAAAGTGTCTGAGGAAATCTGCGCGATATTTTCGGCGACGGCAATGCGCGACATGCGCGCGATCTCGCCGTTAGGCGTCAAACCCTTCGAAGATTCCTGAATCTTGTCGGCAAACTCAGGATTCTCGTCTTTGGCAGTGAGCACGTCGATTTCTTGCGAGACGATGAGATAGGGCCACTTCTGAAACGGCTCAACCAGCGGGCACTTAGTTTCAAGCACCCCGTAATACTTAGTTAGCTCGGTTTCTCGCGGAACTTCATTGCCCTCTTCGTCTTCATCGACGCCAACCGAATCTTCGCTGGGCTCGCTTTTGGTTACAGCGATGACCCGGCCATCGGTCCAAAACAGCCGGCCCACTTCCTGCTGGGCAACTTGGGGCGGATTATATTTCTCGTAGACCTCGACGTACTTTTCCGCTTCGGCGGCGGCCTTTGCGCTAGCTGGGTCGCCCGGCTTGTCGGGCTCAATTCGAGTAGGGGCGGCGCTCTGCGAAAACACCGCAATAAAAATCTTCCCGTTCTGGGTGTAGATATTGAAGTCGCCCTGAAACAGATCCTCTTCGTTCAGGTTGTCAATCGAACCGCCGTTCGGGCCCACCTGGAATTGCTGCGTGTCCGCGTTCCAGAATCCGTGCTGAATCCCAATCCAGAAATATCTCCGCAAGGTGCAGCGGATAATCTCCACCATCCGGCCCCAGAGGTCGCGCTTTCCCGCGCAGGTCTCGATGATGGAGCGCAACTCCGCGACCTTATCTTCCGGCAACTCGGTGAAGTTCGGGCCATAGTCTGGCTCCTCTGGCTCCGTTGCTTCGCCGGTGACGTCAGTCGATGGAGTATCTAAAATTGCTTCCATGCAGGAATCGTTGCGCAGTAAATGACTTTAAGCGGTCAAACTCGTAGTTCCAGACTGCGACCGCCTCTTGCCCGGTACGGAAGTATTCGCCGCACCTGCGAATGTGCGACTCCCCTTCGAGGCGGAGCGCGTCAATCGCAATGAGCAGTTGGATATTTTCTTCAATCAGTTGCGGTAAACCGTGGGCCATTCACTAATCGCGATCATGCCCTTTTTGCGGGCTGTTGCGTTCGGCGGTTACCGAATCTCGACTGTCCGCTGGCCCTACGGACAGTTCTTCGCGAGGTAGTTTGCCCTGCGCCTTTAGCTGATCGTGAGCGAGGGAGTGCGCGATCTTCCGCAAGTCTCTGCGGAATTGAATGAAACGCTGCTCGGGCAAGTTAGTAGTTGGAAACGACCGGAGTCCAGCCAAAGGCGCGCACTTTGATCGCGCCCGCCGTAGGGTTGCCGCCAGCGCAGGTAACGACGGCCGCTTTGTTGGCCGCAATTTGCACGCCGGTAGCTACCGCCGCGATGGCTGTATTCCAGGCCGCGCCGCTGTTGACCGCGGTGGTTCCGGCGGTGAGGGTGGTGTTATTGGCTGTGAAGCGCGCGGCGGTAGTGCCGTCGCCGATTTCCCAGCCCGTGCAGCTGCCGGTGATCGCAGTCGTGACTCGCCCGATCGTGCCGAGCACAATGGAACTAACCGGGAAGAAATTCGTCTGGGTGCTGGTCGTGGTCGTGCCGCCAGTAGAAAGCGTCATTGGGCCGGTATCGTTGACCCAATACACCGCTCCACCGCCGTTGTTTCCGGCGTCGTTGACCGCTTCCTGATAGCCATTGTCGCCGGATATGACTTTCGCGCCGTTGCCATGCAGATTGGAAAATGATGCTGTGATCTGGCAAGTGGCGAAGGTGACATCCAGTGCCGGTCCTTTGTTGCAGTTCTGCACCGCAGTGATGGTCACGGTTTCGGAATTGCCATCCACAATGCTCAACGGCACCCCGACGGCAAAGGGGATAATCTCCCGCCCGTCCTGTAAGATGGCCGAGCCGGAACTCAGCAGGATGGTTTGAGAGCCGGTGGAAGCGTTGCCGGTCACGATGTAGTTGTGCCAGAGCGCGTAAGACGGCGCGTAGAAAATGCCGCCGATGTAGGACTGGTTCGACCCTGGGGTGGTGTTGATCTGGGCAAACCCTGACGTTAAGCCCAGAGAAAATAGGGCACAGATTGCGAGTGCCCAGACTGCGATGCGTTGTTTCATGGTGTTATTTCTCCTTGGGCGTTTTGCCCGGTACAAAGTAATATCGCCTGATGAATTCCGTTTGCAAAGAAGCGGGATGCAGGCTGGAAGTTCTGGATGTGTGCGGAACATGCGGCGGTGAAATCACCAGACTTACACATAATCGCCGCAATCACTTTCGTATCGAAATGCGCGACGAGCTTCTGGTAAATGGCGCTGATTTAACTTTCGACAAACAATGCATTGGGCCATCTCACCAGTTCACGAGCGCGGCTACTTGCTGTAAGCTCCCGACAAATCCGGAACGTCGCTGGAATCCGTAGGCGTGTCGCCACCGCTCAGATCGTCGTCCGCCTGGTCGCCAGAGCCGTCCTGTTCGCCGAACATCTGATCTTCGAAGTCTTTGGCTTCGTCGTAGCTGCCGTGATCGGCTTCCTGAGTCTGGCCTTCGGGGTCGGTGTGTGAAGAATGAAAGCCGGATTCGTTCTGGTCGATGGTGTGGTGATGAAAGCCGTCGCCTGAAGTAGCGTTCGGGTCGGCGTTGGGGTCGGTCGGGTCAACCGCTGGTTTGGTTGGGTCCGCAACCGGCGGGCGTGAAGGACGAATGTTGCCGCCAAAGTTAGATGACATATGCATGGATTACTCCTTGTCAGCGCCTAAGATCGCTGGGTCGGTTGCCAAATCGATCACTGGTGAAGCTGTGTTTTGTTCCTGAACTTGCTGGATGGATTCAGGAGAAGGGAATTCGTAGACGGGCAAGCCGCTGCCTGGTCCGAGGCCCTCTGGGTTGTCGGGGCGCACTTTTCGCTCACAGCTGCTGTTCGTCGCAGTTCCCGGCACTGGTAATGCTATTAAACTGTCAATTCCCACTAAAATAGCGACCGGGGTCGCCTCGTTAATACCTAACCGCTCTGCGACTTCGTGAAAGAATCTGTCGTATTCATCAAGTTCAGCTTCGTAAGTCGCGGCAACTGACGGCAAATCTTCCCACTCCCACTCCCCGCCACCCCGTTGAGTGGCAATCTCGCTCTGCGTGGTGATCTTCTTTTCCCGCAGCCACTCCCGCGAGAATTCGTGCGAGGCGTGTACGACGTCATAGACCACCTGAACTTCGGGGATGTATCCGGGACGCTTGCGCGCAACCTCGGTGTCACGCTGTGGCGCAATGAAGGCGAGATGCAGCAAAGGTTCGCCATTTTCGCCAAGGTGCGATGGTTCGTTGTCGCGCGCCGCGAGCACGATAGCGTTATACGTTTTGCCGAGACTCTGGTAGAGAACTACGTCGCCTGCTTTAACCATTGGAGACTTCCTCTGCCGCTGGTTGCGGCGTGATGGCCTGAGCGATTAAGTCTCGGCCGCGTTGCTGAGTGTTATTGATGCGCACTAAATCTTTGAACAGTTTACGAAAGGGCTTGCGGCGATCTGCGAATTCGGTAAGTGGCAAGCCACTCACAACTTTCTTCGGCGGCTGCGGAGCAATCGTGCTTCTGGTGACCTTGCTCAACTGCGGGAATAAGGCCGAGCGCATGGTGTTCACTTCGGAACGTGCTTGATCGCGGTCTGCGATTAGGAGCGAGCACGAGGTCTCGTAGATATTCGAGACATGCCGAAGTTCGAAGACTTGGAAGACGATCACCCCCAGCGAAATCAATAAGGCGAGCGAGAGGATAATGATCGGAGTCATCGGAGTTGTTTATTCCTCGCTATACAGGCGCGCCGATAACAGGCGGCGAGTTTAAGTGCGGCCCTGATAGTCATCGCAATAATGAAGGCGAGATGCACCAATCTGGCCTCATCGCCGCCTTCTCAAGCTCCGCCGCTTCTGAAACTTCGCCATCAATTTCTTCTCATTCTCTTTGAACAGCACATGTTCCATAAATATCCGATTGAACATGGCGGCTAAATCCTGCTTGGTCATCACGCGCGCTCCGGCTTCGGTTGCAGCCTGAACCTGGTCTTCCGGAATGTCGCAAAGAATTCCATCCGGCGACATCATGCGAACCGTGTTCTCTTCACCGGAATTGGGAGACGCATTCGCCATCGTATAGCCGAGCAGAAAGGCTCCTGCTACCGCTTCTTCCGGCAACTCCGTCGCTATTCCGGCTGGCGATATAAGCCGCATCATTCCACCTTCTTGCCACCGAAACGAGTCCAGAAGTCGGTTCCGCTCGCCGCTTCAGTGGGCTTGGCGAAGGTCCGTCTTACGCTCTGGAATCTCTCTTCGAGTTGCACGGACTTCGGCTTCACTGGGCTCCCCAGCATGTGTTGAATTCCCATGCGCGCTGAGTCTGCTGGGTCGTCTCCAATCGTGTCCCCTTCGGCATAATCAACTTTAAGAACTGATTCAGTGTCGTCTTCATCGCGAATAAGCGTCGGCAGGCACTCGATCAACCGAGGGCAACTGTCTGAGATTTTCCAGTGATCGGTATCGAGGAGTTGAGCCATTAGACGATAGCCGGACATGCGCGAGCCTGGCGTTGAATCTGCGGGATGTGGCTTCGGGATTCCCGCTCCGAGCGCATCGCTCACGAGCTGCACAATTGACTTCGGATATTTGGGCCTTGATCGCGGACTGAGTTTTCCGGCGTCCCAGGAGAACGGGAAGGACTGCAACGGCCGATAGCCTTCGCCGAATCGCGCCTTCCATTGCGCCTCGCGTGCTGTGATTAACTGTCCCCACTCGATTTCGCCTACGCGGCGATTCCATATTTCGTCATAGGTGATGACGCGGTTGTGCTCGTCTTTCGCGTGCCAGTGCCAGCAGGCTGGATGTTCAAATCCCCAGTCACCCGAGATCCAGCGGGTATGCCAGGGCTTGAGCAGCTTAACGGCATCGGCAGCTTTGAGCACATGACGCGACTCCTCAAACTGCGGGAAATACTGACCGGTGTAAACGTTCCAATCGCCGCGGCCGACCATGCGCGCCATGTCTGGCGGAAGCGTGAGCAGGCGGTCGTGGTAGCCAGCCGGCAGATGTGGGTTGTCGCTCGACTTAGCTTTGACCAACACAAACTGATCTCTGATCGTTTCGAGCTCCGGTGGGAATTTATGGTCATGCCAGTAATTCTTAACCCAGGTGTGGCCGATGCCGCCGGGGTTGGTAGCCCCAAGGAATTTCGGCCGGTCGATACCGGGCCAACGCAGCCGAAAGCGCAACCAGTTAAAAACGCTGAGAGGGTTGAGCGTGACTTCATCAAGAGCGACGGCCGCAAACTCTGCGGACTTGTACTTCTCCATTTTGTCCAGATTGCGCAGCGCGATGACGCCGCCGCCGAACTCCGGGCGCAATTGAAAGTTCCATACTTTTTTGTAAGTGAGACCCCCGAGCCACTTCGGAAACTCATGCTCAATTTTCGAGACCTGGCGGTCCTGAAGGTTGGGATAGTCTTCACAGAACAATCCGGCAACGACATTCCGCAGGCCGAGAACCTTAAAGCACCAAACCAGATAGAGAACCAACCACCAGCGCAGGATGTAGCTCTTGCCGCCGCCAGCTTCGCCACCGAAGAGAACAAAATCATGTTCTGCGATCGCATCGAGAACTTCACGCTGTCGCTCAGTTGGGTTTACCAGCCGTTCGAGGCTTATCCGGGGCGGCTGGCATAAGGATGTCGCCAAAGTCTACGTCCACCGACGATTCGCGGGTGTCGCCGATGAAGACGCCTTGCGCCGGTTTGCCATCGCGCCGATCCGTGAGGTACTGCCGGGTCTCTTTCCTAAGCCGCATGTCTTTCGCGAGCAATGGTTCCCACCAGCCGCAGATTTCACAGTGACAGATCCGGTGCTCGGCGAATTTCTCGCATTCTTCGGGGAGCGGTTGATCGTGGACCTTGATGCATTTGCAGCGGCGACTCCGGTGGTCAACACAAACCTGGCATTTGCACTTGCGTTCATGCTCTGGCGCGCCGTCCATCGCGAGGACTTCGGTCGCGATACCTTTTGTGGCGATCTGTTCAATCCGAGGTTTTTCCCTTCGGCCGGCATTCTCTCGAGCTCCACCCCTAGGCACACTCGAACCCCGTTTGAAAAATGCCCCAGAAATTCAAAGAAATCAAAGAAAACCAACCCCTTTTCAAGACAATCAAGCGATCGCACGTAGGCCGTTGTAGCGTTTTCATTAACTTGCAAATTTCAGATTGCATGTCCACGGAGCAGTCAACTCGTTTCAGCTCAAGCAGATGTTTGATTGTTTTTGATTTCCGGTGAGGTTTTTGCCGCTATTCCGCTCGATTTTGCCGCTAAGTCGTTGATAGTGCAATTCGACCGAATTGCACCGAGCGCATTATGCAGCCTGCTCGCGTTTGCGCCTGCGATTGATCGTCCACCTGCTGGGCCCGACCTTCGGGTCAATCTTCGGACCTGGGATACGGCCGGCCGATCGCGCATGGGCCAGCCCCGCCTTGGTGCGCTCGCTTATGTTATTTCGCTCAAGCTCTGCGAAGGCGGCCATGATTCCGAAAATCACTTTGCCCATCGGCGTCGTCAAATCGAAGTTTTCGCTGTAGCTGATGAACGCGACCTTCGCGGCTTTCAAATCCTCGACCAGATTGAGCAGATCGCGCTGCGATCGTCCGAACCGATCTAGCTTCCACACCACGACTGCATCCAGGTCGCGCAGTCCTTTGGTCGCATCCCGCATGAGTTTCTGAAGTTCCGGCCGGCGAGTGTCTTTACCGCTCAATCGATCGACATATTCCGCTATGATCGTGTGATCGTTTTTCTTGCACCATTCGCGCAACTCGCGGAGTTGCACTTCTGGATTCTGCCCTTCATAGCTATGGCTGAGTCCTTTGTGTTGATCGGGAGTTTTTCCGCAGGTCACGCAGTTCTTCGATACGCGAGCGTAGAGGGCTACTAGCATCCGAAAGTTTCCAGCAGATTCAACCGGTAGACCTTCAACTCTTCAGGCAGCATCTTGAAATTGTGGCGCTCGGCAAAGTCACAAGTAGATCGATCGCGGCAGAGAAAATATAGTTCGCCGGCATCTCTGCGATAGGCTTCCCCGACCGCGCGCTCTGCCAATCTCGTAATCGCCGCCGCTGTCTGCCTCTCGGTCAACCCCTGACGAAAGATTAGATTTTCCAGCATCAAGGGCTGCTGCACAGGCAAATAGGCCATGCGCCCGGATTCGCCGATCGCGCACAGCGAGAAAGTGGAGTCATGGTTGAAGATGTCGAGATCCATCAAATCGCCGTCGAGTGTAGCGGGTCGCCAGCGCAACATTTCGTCGCGCTCTTTCTCGCTCGCGATTTTGACGACAATTCGCTCCATGATCTTACCGGCTCGCGCGGACAGTGACGGCGGCGCCGGGAGCAGTGACGCAGAGCACGCGAATAAATCTAGCCTTAGTCAGCAATTCGATTCTCGCGGTCCCGCTGGCGTTCACGTTGGCGGAAGTAATCTGTCCCGGCGTGGCGCCGTTGAAGTTGATGCTAGTGAAATCCTCGCCCGCCGTGTCGCAGATGTCCGAATCCTGAATCTGGAATACCCCTGCGCCAATTCCGCCGGGGCATTCCAGCTGGATGGAGATGTAAGCCGCGCCGTCGGCGTTCGCGGTGTTGGCCTGGACGGCGACTGCGATGCTCGCTTCGCCCGAAGCGGGAATCTCGTTATTGAACAAGAGGGCTGGATTGGCATCTCCCGCCGCGATCATCTGTAACGGGGAATTCGAGGTAGCTTGGGAGTTGTAGGCTGGGGACATAAGGTTTTTGCTTTCTCAGATTAGATCGTGCGAGCGCACGTAGCACTTATCCAGCTTCTCCCGGCCCACGCTGCGCAGATAGCGGGGATTGCAGGTCTCGTTAGAGATGGTCAGGTGCATTCGCAAGGGTTTCCGCCTGGCGCAGCCGCTCGATGCGAGCGCTAGAATTATCAGAGCGACGACTCGCACGACTATTTACCGCCGTCCGACGCACTCTCTGTCGCGCTCCTGACAGCGTTGCAGCCAGTACCCGGCCCGCTCGATCACTACCGGGTCATTGAGCGACAGGCCCTTACTTCTCAACTCATTCAGGAAATTCGCTGCCTCGGCGCGTCTTTGATCCATCAACATGATTTCCCGTGTAAATAGCTCTCTGACTTTCTCCACCGAGAGCACGGCCTGGCTGTGGCATCTCCCGCAGCCGCCGTGTACGTCAAGTTCGCCGACGAAGTAGCAGTTGCCGCATTCGTATTGTTCCGTGGTGTTCATTTCAGATAGCTGAAGGCGTTCGGTACCAGTGGCAGCAGCGCCTCCAATCCTTTCAACGCCAGTCCCGAGATAATAGAGATCAGGGCGACGTTCTTTATTTTGCAGAAACAAAACTTTTTCTTGAGCTCGGCGATTTGAATGTCTTTCTGTCGGATCGCTTTCTCGTTCTCGCGAGTCTTGGCCCAGCCTTCGTTGATCGCGCGCAGCATGTCCTTCGGATTTGGTTCCTGGTATTGCCGGCTGCGATCGATGGCGTCCACTGTGCCGGCGAGAATGGCGATTCCGGGGATAAGCTTTTGATCGGGGATCGTCATCTCGCTACCACCAATTGTCCGCAATCAGCGACAGTACCAAATACAAACACCATCCTGCGACCACGAGGAACACGCCAAGAATAAGTAACGATGATGATTCGGTACGCATTCGGATCAGTACGCGCTCATGGCCGCGAGCTCGGGGGCCAGGCGTCCCGAAACGTGGATCAGCTTGCGATGATGGCGAGCGAAGATTCCGCGATCGCCAGCGTGAGGCATTTCGTAGTGGAGTTTGTCGCCGTAATTATTTTGCTTGGCGAAGGGTAAGAGGTTCCCGATCCCAATGGGGCCGTCCCAAACTTTTACGATCTTGTCGGTTTTGTCGAACAGGAACACTTTCCCGTTATCGACGAATTTGCCGAGCTTGGCGGCTTTCAGTTGGTGTAATTCCGCACGCTGGCGGAATTCACGGGGACGTTCAACACAGCGAAGCTGTCCCGTGTAAAAGCAGGGAACTAGATCAGTGGCAGGCATGAATGAAGTTTGGAGGGTATTTCGGGGCGCACTTTTCCCGAGAGACGGGTGTGCTTTAAAAAGCGCCGGGCAGCGACCGGGTATGAGAGGCTCTTGGGGAGAGAGCACTGGAATAAGGGAACCGCTAAATGGAACCGCTAAAGCGATAACTCTATTCGGAACCGGGTAGGGAAGCGAAGTTACGACGGTGTAGGGGCGGTTGGGGCGGGGTTCGGCTCACTTACTAAATGATGGGCGGCAGCGCAACGAATCATCTCCGCTATTCCGGCAAAGAAACGCTCAATTCGCCCGGGTTCCCAATCTCGCATTTGACAGCAAGTTACAGATATTTCCTGACCGAATCTTACTCGACCTTCAGTTTGCCTCATGCCTTTTCCTTCTTCGGCTTGCTCCAACGCGCTTGGGCGGCGCGGCGGGCGGATTCCTTGCGCTGCTCTTTGGTCATTTTCCTAGCTAGGGCTTTGCCGCCCATTCGAGCGAACTCCGTGATCGTCAGAGGCTTTGCCACGAGGGAGACTATGACACAAAATAATCATGCGTGCAAGTACGAATTTGGTTGACATGCGTGCAAGCGCGGATTAGGATTCCTCTTGTAATGACGTACACGCTTCAATTCGTAGGACGCATCGGACTTTGGGAGCTTCGCGTGAATCGGTGCCGGATACGCTTTTTTACTAGCAGGTACGGCGCGGAACGATTGATCACACGCTACCGAAGAATGTTGGCAGTCCAAAGCTAGACGGACCGACCGGGTGCTACCAACACCCGATCAGCCCTAAACAAATCAAGCCTAACAAGGAGGCTTCAAATGTCTCAGAGCACTCTACCAGTTCCATCCCTCTCCGAATTTCCACAACCTGATCTCAGCACCACGATCATCACCCCTAC